TAACATAACCCTCTAAAAATACACTATGTCTTGTTCCCTAACTACGGGCTACGCCCTCGGATGCCGTGACGCTGTCGGCGGTATCAAAACTATTTATGTCCAAGCCTTGAACGCTACTGGCTCCGTGAACACGAACGGCAGCGGCTTGGTAACTGGATTCACGCCTACCTCGGTATCGGGGTCTTGGTTTGAGTACGACCTCACAAAGGCGACCTCCAGCATGACGGAAACCTTGAACGCAAGCACCGAAAACGGTACTTTGTTCTACACACCCGAAGTCACATTCACCATCAACAAGTTGCAGACCTCCGTCCGCAATGAGTTGCGCCTCTTGGCTCGGAATCGCCTCTTGGTCATCGTCCTTGACAACAACGGACGCTATTGGTTGCTTGGTGCTGCGAATGGCTTGGAAGCCTCCGCTGGAACTGCGGGGACTGGTACTGCATTCGGCGACAGGAGTGGCTACGAAATGACGCTCACGGGCATGGAACCTGACCCGATGCTGAACATCGCCGCCGCAACTTTCTCGGCATCCACGACCCAAATCAGCGGTTCGTAAAGTATCTTTGACCTGCGGGTTCTCATACTCCCGCATGGTTTAGTGGTTAGGGCCATCTCTCACGGGGTGGCCCTTTTTTTTGTACCTTTGGGCATGAGGATTTGTATCGTTTACAACGCCCACCCGACGGGCTGCTCCTTCTACCGCTTGGAAATGCCGAACGCATACCTCGGTGACAACTACACGGAGTTTGACTATGTCTGCGTGGACAACATCGCCAATGTCAAGGATGAGGACCTAAAGACCGTTGATGTGTGGCTTTTTAACCGCTTGTGGTGTCAAGGTACCTTGGAACAAATTCGGAAGGTTTACGAGGCTCTAACGGCCTTTGGCGCCAAGGTTATATTGGACCTTGACGACTACTGGGTGCTGGAATCGGGCCACATCATGTATCGGCACTATTTGTCCACGAAATTGGATGAGCAGATTCGGGAGCATATCCGACTTGCGGACCATGTGACCACCACGACCGAACACTTGGCGCAGAAGATACGCCTGCTCAACAAAGCCGTCACCATCCTACCCAACGAACCCTACGAGGCTTACCAGCAGTACCTTCCCGACACGAACGCCGAACCCGAACCGCATCTCTTTAAAATCGGCTGGTTTGGCGGGGCGCAGCACCAAGAGGACATCGCCTTGGTGGAGCATTCGTTTTCCCTGCTGGCTCACGACAAGTCGCTGGATGGCCGTTACAAAATCTACCTTGGCGGGTGGAACGACGGGAACGCCGTCTATGACGATTACGAGCGGATGCTATCGTGCAGGGGGCTGAACAAGAATTACGGACGCATCCAAGCGGCTGACATCTACTCCTATGTGGGGGGATATAATTTCATCAACGCCACCATCGCTCCGCTCCGAGATACCAAGTTCAACCGCCTCAAAAGCGAACTGAAAGTGGTTGAAGCGGGATGGATGGGCAAGGCTATCATCGCATCCGAAACCATCCCCTACACCGACATTATCACGCACGGCCACAACGGTCTGCTCATCCCCTACGGGAAGAAGGACGCTTGGTACAAGGCCGTCCGCAAGTTCGTCAACGAACCCGACTACGCCAAGGGGCTTGCCATGCAGTTGTCCAAGGATGTCCGTGAGCGGTTTGACATCACCAAGACGGCCGAACGCAGGGCCGAACTCTACCGAGCCATCGGGCGCAAATTGTGAAATTCGGGCGGGTTCTACATTTGGGAATAGGATGATATACCTATCCCCCAACACCACCAACACCATCGTCGTCACTTGGACGCAGCGGGCCTCTACTGGGGACCGTTACATCCTGCGGCTCACGAACATCGCCAAGAATGTCACGACTGACTTCACCCTGCTGAAATCGGCCAACCTTTCCAACTACACCGAACGCTATGACAAATTTCAGATTACCCTGGGGGCGGTTGAAACGGGTTCCTATCGTTATGAGGTTTACGATACCTCTTCCACGGTTAGCGCAGCCGTTGCGGTGGTTGAAACGGGCTTGGCGTATGTACAGGTAGTTTCGCTGACCTTCAACACCTTCGCCAATTCCATCCAGTACACCGTCTTCGGCTCGTCCGATGAGCGAGTGTTTGATTCCACCTTTGACCCCTCTTTCGCATGAGCGTACAAACGAGAACCCAGTTGCAGACGAGTGCCGCAACTATCACCACCGAAACCGCTGCAGGAGCGAACACCGCCGCCCGTGTGGGTGGCCTCTTTGACGACCTCGCAGACACCGCCACCTTGGACCGAGAGCGTGGCGTGGCGAACCTTTACCTTGACGAATCCAAGAACTTCACCCCGACCCAAGGTCAGGCCGTCAAGTTGACAACACCGCTGAAATCGGGACTGCTGACTACCTACAACTTTACCCGCACAACCACCGCCATCACCTACACAGGGACGACGAGTGCTGCTTTGCGGGTGTCGGCCAGCATGGTATTCTCGCAAGGCAACGGCAACCAAATCATCATCTATATCGCCAAGAACGGAACCATCATTCCGCAGTCCATGACTGACATCACCACGGCTCACGCAAACGGCCATGCGGTTACGATTGAAGCCGTCCTGCAAGGTGCAGTCAACGACGAGTTCACCATCTACATCAACGCCGTGAACGATGGCGGAACCATCACGATTTCGGCCCTCAATTTTACCGTCCACACGCTATGAGTATAAAGCAATCATTCACCCAATGGCTTGGGATTGAACACAAGGTCCCCGTTATGTTGGAGAACAAGGCGGGCAAGTACATCACCTACGGGGCGTTCAACGAGTACCCCTACTACCTGCTGGACAACTACCGCCGAAGCAGCAAGCACAACGCCATCGTCAACGGGAAGGTCAACTACATCGTGGGCGGTGGATGGCAACCAGGGGAAAAGATGACCGTGGAGCAGCAGGCAAGGTATGCCAAGTTTTTTGACGGGTTGAGCGAGCATGACGACCTCAATGACATCACCGAAAAGTTGGTCCTTGACTTGGAACTATTCAACGGGTTCGCCGTTGCGGTAACTTGGAACAAGATGGGAACCATTGCGAAAATGGAACACATCCCCTTTGAAAAAATCCGAGTGGACAAAGACGAGCGGATGTTTCAAGTGGCCGATTGGTACGACGATGCCATGATTCAACTCTACCCCAAAATCGGGGATGTCGAAAAGATTCCCGCCTTTGATGCTGACAACCGCATCGGTAAGCAACTATTCTATTACAGGGTCTATGCCGCAGGCGTAAAGTCCTATCCCCTCCCCGAATACATGGGAGGCTTGGCGTGGATTGAAGCCGATGTGCAGGTGGCGAACTTTCACAACAACAACCTCCGCAACAACTTTTGGGGTGGGTATTTAATCAACTTCAACAACGGAATCCCAACGCCCGAAGAACAGGGCGACATTGAGCGGCAGATTAAACGCAAGTTCAGCGGGACCGACAACGCTGGTCGCTTTGTGGTGACCTTCAACGACGATGTATCCAAGGCTCCTACCTTGGAACCGCTCACCCCGTCCGATATGGACAAGCAGTTCGAGATTCTCAACAAGGCCATCCAGTCCGAAATCTTCATCTCGCACCGTGTCGTGAACCCGATGCTCTTTGGAGTAAAGACCGAAGGCCAACTGGGAGGACGGCAGGAACTGGTGGAGGCGTACGAATTATTCAAAGCCACCTATGTCAATGACCGTGTCCGTAAAGTGGAGCGGATGATTAACTACTTGGGTTCGTTCAATGGCGTTGAAGGGATGGAACTGATTCCCGTGGAACCGATTACGGAGCGTCTATCCGAGCAAGCCCTGCTGACCATCATGACCCCCGAAGAACTGCGGGAAAAAGCGGGCCTCCCTGCATTGGAAAAGCAACCCGCCGATGTGGTCGGACCCAATCCCCAACCCGACGAGGTTCCACAAACGCCCGTGGTCATGGGCAACGACAACATCAAGAAATTATCGGGCAGGGAATACCAAAACCTCATGCGAATCGTCCGCCACTATGCCCAAGAAAAAATCACCTTGGAAATGGCCCGCACGATGCTATCCGCTGGTTTCGGTCTAACCCCCGAAGAAGTGAACACGCTGCTCGGAGTGCAAGAGCAAGCGTTCAGCGAACCCCAATGGGGCGAAGAGGACACCGAGGACTACGGATGGGGGGAAGAAGAGTTCAAGGTCTTGGAGGTGGTCGCAAGCAAGTTTGGGAGCAGTTCCGACGACTATGTGGTCATGCACTCCAAGCCAATGCGGTTTGATGCCGACTTGGACGACCAGGTCCGTCAAGCCTTCGCTGAACTGGGCGAGGAAGAGAAAGAACTTGACGAGAAAATTGAAGCCTACCGCAAGAAGAACCGTGACGCAAGCGTGGAAGAAATGGCCAAGGAGTTCGGGGTCAGCAAGGCCAAGGTCGCAAAGCGGGTCGCTTACCTAATCACAAAAGACCGTTACCCCATCGCCCGTACCGTGGACCAAATCGCCAAAGAAGGAGTCAAGCCAACGGCCGAACCCGTGCTGGAAGTGAGGTACAAGTATTCTTGGGCCGCAGGTTTCAGCAACAAGGACAAACGGACCAGCCGTGAGTTCTGCAAGGTGATGCTGGACTTGGCTGACCAAGGCAAGGTGTACACCCGTGACGACATTGATGGCATCTCCAACATCATGGGCTACTCCGTGTGGAATCGCAGAGGCGGTTGGTATCATACCGCCAGCGGAGTGAACCGCCCCCAATGCAGGCATGTATGGGAGCAGCAACTCGTCATCCGCAAAGGCAATAAAATCACGAAAGCATGAAGGCACTTTTTATAAGCGAACAAACCCTGCTGGACAACTCGGTCATAAACGAGAATGTATCGTTTACGCAGATACGGCCTACCATCGTGAAGGTGCAGGAAATGCGGATTCAGCCTATAGTCGGTTCGGCCCTGTACAACGAAATGGTGGGGCAGGTGGTCAGCGGTACAACGACTGCTCTGAACACCACCCTATTGGAGGACTACATCCAACCCGCTATGGTGCAATGGCTCTATTACGAGTTACCCATGGTCTTGGCGTTCAAATACATGAACAAGGGAATGGTCCGCAGAACCAGCGAAGAATCCAGCCAAATGAGCATGGATGAAATTACCCGCCTCACGGACAAAGTCAAGAACGATGCCGAGTGGTATTCCGAAAGAATTACCCGCTACCTCATGGAGAACCGCACCGACTATCCGCTATTCAATTCCCCGCCATCGGCCCTTGATACTATTTACCCGAACGGAACCAACTACAACACAGGCATGGCTCTTGACGCAAGGACCCTTCGCCGTGGTGCTGGCTTGGACCGCCCGTGGCCATACGGCTACGACCCTTATTGCAACAACTGCTGAACATGGGAGCGCACTCAAAAAATATTCTGAAATTACAGGCTTATGTCATGGATAAAAATCAAGCAAGCACTCCTTGCGCTTGCAAATGCTCATCCGCAGGTGAACTCGTTCGGAACGGGCGACCCGCTTGCAATCGGGACCGACAACACGATAAACCTGCGAACCCCAAGCCGTGAGCGAATCGTCTATCCTTTGGTATTTGCGGATGTTCAGTCAGCGAGTACGGACTTGGGCAGTTTGGTTCTTACTGTGGGTGTCTATTTTTCTGACCGAGTGGAATCCATTGCCACGATGGGTGGCGTGGTTTCGGGCAGTCCGACGCTGGGCTGGCAAGACAACGAAGACGAGGTTTTGAGCGACCAACTACAAATCGCTCAGGACTTCATATCAGCCCTCACAAACGACCCGACGCAAGAGTGGACGCTAAGTACCAGCGTCAGCCTTACGAGGTTTGTGGAGAGCCGAGATGACCGCACGGCGGGGTGGGTGGCTACCATGTCGTTCCAACTTCCGTATAGTCATTCCATTTGTGAAATTCCGACCTAACCTACATTTACCCTAAATACGCAAGCAATGCCAACTCCAATCTTACAACAAATGCTCGGACAGGGCGGCACGATGGAATTCGTGGACGCTGCAACCTTTACGACCTTGACGGGTACGGGAGGGGAAAACCTGCTGACCGCTTACGCAATGTCGGGAAAATCCGTGTCCGCTGGAATAGTTATTTCGGGCCGCAACGGCGGGAAGATTACGGCGGTCACTCCATCCGTAGGTAGCGTCATCGGTTACACCTTCCTCTAATCATGCTGATAGGCTACGGCTACGGCTACCCTCGCTCCATGGTGATGGGCAAGACCCCCGCAGAACTTGCGTGGGATGCCTTCAACGCCCGTGCTACGACCGACGGGGCAGCAGCGGCAGAGGCCGCCGTCAGCGGTTGCCTGCAAGCCCGATTCGCTTTGATATTCAATTTCTAATATGCCCACGCCTTCCTTATTGATAGTCCCCGCTCGTTTCAAGACGGGAACGCTTTACTCGCAAATCCCAACGGCCAACGGGGACTTCACCGTTACCCGCAACACGGCGGCACGGCGGTTCAACTCTGCGGGCCTTATTGAATCCGTAGCATCGGGCATCCCCCGCTTGGACTACTACACAAGCGGCGGCGTGACGGGGTGTCCTGCTCTTTTGGTGGAGCCTGCGGCGACGAACTTATTTGCAAGAAGCAACGAACTGAACATTGGCGCTCCGTGGACGCAAGATAATATATCTTTTACTACAGGGTCTACAAGTGCATTTACTTCGCCCGATGGCACAACTAACGCTTTTTTATTGGCTGACACTTCAGGCAACACAAGGCATAGAATCAGTCAACAACCAACGACATCATTCGTAAGCGGAACAACCTACACCGTTTCAATTTTTGTAAAGAAAAACTCAAGCAATAGATTTTTGTTAATCAATGCTGCAACGGCTTTTAATGCAAGGGCTGCTTTAAATTTAGATACTTTAGCGATAACAAACATAGATGGAAGTGGTGCTTCCATTGATAATTACGGAAATGGCTGGTATCGTTTTTCGGTTAGGGGTACGGCAACTTCTACGCAGGCTACATCCGTTTTTATACAAATGCAGAACGCTGCTACTGATACAACTTATATAGGTAATGGCAGTAGTTTTTATCTTTTTGCCGCACAACTCGAAACAGGCTCGGTGGCGACCTCCTACATCCCCACCACCGCAGGCACGGGAAGCCGAAGCGCAGATGTCATCTCGGTGAGCGGAGCGGTCAGCGGGTCCATCGGGCAGACGGAGGGGACGATTTATGCGGAAGTGGATATTCGCAACTCGGTTACTGCGGCTGTTTTAGGGTTAGACAATAATTCTACTACTGATTTTATTATTGTTTTTAGAAATTCATCAAGACAAATCACAGTAACAATCCGTCGAGCCAATGGCTCACTTGAATCAATAATAACGAGTTCAGCGTTGGCCGTTGGAGTACATAAAATCGCCCTTGGATATACTAACGGCAATTATGCGTTATACATTAACGGCTCATTAGCGGGAACTTCTACGAATTCCGTGAGTTTTCCAACATCATTAACAGCGTGTAGGATTGGAGCAAATGCTTTCAGTTCAGGTACTGGCGACCCATTCAACGACCGCATCCGTGCCGTGGCCCTCTACACCACCCGCCTCACCAACGCTGAACTCGCAACGCTGACCACATTGTAATGCCCACCTTCCGCAAGTTCGCCTTCCCCGACAAGGCCACCGCTGACAAGTTGCTCGCAACCCTGCAACCGCTGGACTTCGCCGTGCAGGTGGGAGAGATAGACAAAGCCGTCTGCGTGGACATCCTATTCCACGACACCTGCCCCGAAGCCTTGGCCGCATTCGTGGTATGGCCCGCCCCCGTTGGATTGCATTCGTTCAGCGGGTGGGAGGAACAATACGCCGCAGATTACCAAGAATTTGCAACACCTTCCAAATAATAACATTTCCCCTTATGCGCCTATTTCGCCGTAACGCCAACCCCGACCAACCCAAACTCCCCCTTATGAAATCAGCCGTCATCGCTCTGCTCCGTCACTTGCTCACCTTCATCGGCGGCACGCTCGTCGCCAAAGGTATCCTTGACACCGCAACCCTCACCGAAATCATTGGTTCGGTATTGACCCTATTATCAGTAGGTTGGATGGCTTTGGATAAATCAAAGGGCGAACCGAGCAAGTAGCCAACAGGTGAACCTAATCGAAACCACTATCATCGGCACCATCAGCGCAATCGTTGGCGGTGCAGTCGCTTGGCTCACACGGGGACGCTTCCAAGCGGA